CGCCAAGTCGATCCTGTTCGGCGACTTCTCCTACTACTGGATCGCCGACCGTGTTGGCCGCGTGATGCAGCGTCTGGATGAGCTGTACGCGGCGACGGGACAAGTCGGTTACCGGATGTACCAACGTGTTGACGGCAAGTTGATCCTGCCGGAGGCTGTCAAATACTATCAAAACGCCGCGTCTTAATTCTAGGGGGCCAATCGGCACCCTTTCCCTTAACAGGGGGTGATTGGACTGAAAGTCAAAATCAACGTTAGTATTGCATCGGCAGATTGGAGTTATCACCCGGGGCAGATCGTCGATCTTCCTGATGACACAGCAAAAACCTGGATCAAAAGCGGTATAGCGGAGGTGGTTGATGATGGCGCTGAAGCTGATAACCCCTCCGGCAAGCGAGCCGGTAAGCCTGGACGAGGCAAAGGCGTATCTGCGGATTGATACCAACGATGAAGATGCGCTCATTTCCGGACTCATCGCTGCGGCACGGGAATATTGTGAGTCGTTCCAGAATCGCGCCTACATTACGCAGACATGGGAACTGTCGTTTGACGACTTCCCGAACATGCCGCTTAAACTACCGCGCCCGCCGCTTGTGAGCGTGGAAAGCGTGAAGGTTATCGACACCACTGGTGCAGAAATAACGCTTGACACGTCCGATTACATTGTGGACACCGATTCCGAGCCAGGGCGTATCGCTTTCGCCAGCGGTAAATGTTGGCCGAGCGTTGAACTTTCGCCCGTGAACGCGGTGAAAATCCGGTACACTGCGGGATATGACGACGCGCAAAAGGTGCCGCAGTCGGTGAAACAAGCGATGCTGATTTACATTGCTCATCGGTACGAAAATCCCGATACGGACGACGTGCCCGAAGTGGTGCGGACGCTGCTGTGGCCGGACCGGGTGGTGCCGATATGAGCAAAAGCCTTTTGGCGCGGATGAAACACCGCGTCACCATCTGCCGCCTTCCCGGCCCGGATGATACCGATGAATACGGCCAGCCGTTGGATGATCCGATCCCTGTTGCTACCGTTTGGGCCGCAATTGAACCGCTCCGTGGCCGGGAATACTTCGCCGCTATGTCCGAACACGCCGATGTCACAACGCGGATACGCATTCGATACCGAGAAGATGTTGACCGGACGATGATTGTTGAATACGACGGAACAACATTCGAGATTCTGCACATCATTCATCCGGAATTCAATCGGCGTGAGCTGCAGCTTATGTGCAAGGAGCGTCAATGATGGCGCGCAGGGATACGATTATTGGATTTAACGAGTTGATGCGTGACTTTGAACGCCTCGGCAAGGTGCCGCAAACAGCAGCCACAAGAGGCGCACAAGCAGGCGGCAGAATCGCACTTAGGGCGGCAAAGGCGCTTGCTCCCGTCGATACCGGCGAACTGCGAGATGGTATCATCCTTAAAGGCGAAAAGAACCGGGTACGCGGGAAAAAGGTCTACGACGTGATGATGGACCCGGCGAAGAACCACATCTTTGTTAAAACGACCAAAGAAGGCAAGCGATACTACTACCCGGCATCTCAAGAATATGGCTTTCTAACGGTCGATGGTGGGTACATCCCGGGCTATGGTTTCTTGCGCCGGTCTGTTGATGACAACGCCGAGGCAATAGAGCGAAAAATCCTCGAAGTCGCTGGCAAAGAGGTGGACAAGGCGCTGCGGAAAGGTCAAACGAAAGGACGGTGAGCGGATGCAGGATTTCGAGCAGGCGCTGCATGAGGAGATCGTGAATGCTATCCCGGCGCTGGACGGTCGTGTCTATCCGCTCTTCGCGCCGGAGGCGACCAAGCACAACGGTGTCCCATATTTGATCTATGCGTCCAGCGAAGGATTGCGGGACAAGACGCTGGATGGCTATCTCCTGTCCAAGGAAGTTCGAGCCGAGCTGAACGTTGTTGCAGAGCGGTACAGCGACATGAAGGCGATCACGAAACAAGTGATCGCCTTACTTATTGGCCTCGAAGGTCGGCAGATGGGGGCAGATGGCCCCTACATTGAGGAGCTTAATTATGAAATGCCAGTCGAACTTTACGAGAATCAGCCTAAACTCTATCGCTGTCTCGTGGAGTTTTCGGCTTATTTTGCAGAGGAGGATTGATAGCAGTGAC